TTCTTGCTTTTGGTAAAATTTGAAAGTTTGTTGTTTCAAATCCATATATAGGTGTATTTGGAATCATAATATTTAATATCTGATTTGCAATATTATCAACAATATTCATATTATTAATTCTATATTGCTCAGAATAAATCTCAATTGTTACATCTACAATATTATTGAATTTTTGATTATTATTATCACCAGTTTCAATAATATTACCAATTACAATGTAATTTTGTGGTGTAGTTTCATAAGGTGTTTGTCCATATACAGGCACATTGACATTATTATAAGTAATATTGCCATTTAATGCAGTAACATAAACACTTCTAACATCTTGGTTACAATCTAACATTATTCACCCAATATTTTTATTATTTTCTCTTTTAATGGTTTTTGATATGCCATTATACTTGGCCTCATATATGGCCTTGCAGGATAATTTCGTATCTTTTGTCTTTTAAATTTAATTGCAATATCTTGCCATTCTTTTTCAAGTGATGGCACATATTCTGCTGCATATTTACCAGTTCCAAATTCAACATAAGCTGCATAATCTGTTTGTGCAACTAAATTATAACTTAAAAACTGTTCTTTTTTAAGTGATATACTACTTGCCAATCTTCCTGTATCAATAGCATTGCCTGCAACAATATTCTTAGCTGATGTAGCCATTAATTCTCCATGAGCTGCAATTTCTTGATCAATTAAAGCAGTTTTTTTATTAACATCTTTTTTTAGAGTATTTAACATTTCTCTAAAAATATTATCAGGTGTTTCTATTGATATTAATTTACTCATTAGATTACAACCTTTTTATATTGATGATAATTAAGACCATCCCAGTATGGATATTGTGTTGGTATTGTTTTAGTATCTGCGTTCATTTGTTTTCCTCTATTCTCATATGACCAAGCTACCAAAGCTAAAATATCGCTTTTTATATCTTCAGGAAGGGATGTATATCCTGCTTGATAAGTAATAATATAATTACCTGCATTATATAACCAAATTTTACCACCTATAAGTTCATAATCGTCATTTTTGACTAATGTTTGATAAGTGTTAAAACCTGTTTTCCATTTTATTTCATTAATACATATTAATGGTGAATATGGTACATCTACCATCCAAACACTTGGTACTGATCCTGTTAATTCAATATCTGTCCTTAAAACTTTATTTGCAAATGAAACTGATGTCAATTTTTCAATATGTTTTCTTGCACCTTCAATTAGTTCTTGTATCATAGTATCATCAGTATCATATGAAATACGCATCCATTTTTTTGCATCAGTTAAACTCACTGGTTCAACTACTACATCCGTTACAACATTTACACTATTTACTATAATTGCCATATTTGCTAATTGTATTTATAGACCATTTCTCGCATCCATTGTTCAAATGTTTCCAATTCGTCATTTGATGTTTGCTCTTTTGCTCGGATATATGCTTTTCGTGATGCTGATTTATAATTTTTTTCTTCATCCAGCTTACAAATGGCATTAACCCACTCTTTAATGTCATCACGATTTTTAATATATATTCCTGCTTTATCACAATTTTCTTTTAAACCAGGTGTTTCAGTACAAATAACTGGTATTCCATAACACATTGCCTCAGTCGCTGTCATACCCCAGGATTCATACTTTGATGGCATTAACAATATTTTAGTTTTTTTATAAACTTCTTTGATATTAGAAGTATTCTCCATCAATGTTATATTTGGAGAATTTGGTATGACTTGCTCGTCATAACTACCCCTAACAGCCAAAAATTTCTTATTTGGTAATGCCCTGGCTATCTGTTCAAATATCTTACCACCTTTATTCTCATTTATATTAATTAAAGTGATAAAATCGTTCTCCCAAGGATCAATATTAGAATTAAAAAAACTCGAATCAATAGGTGGATGTAAAGTAAAGTTATCAAATTTATAAGCTAATTCTTCCTTTAACCACTTTGAATTATACACAATATGTTGATTTCTTTCTGCATTTATAATCTCAGGATAAGGATAAGAATTATGTATTAAATGAAATAATGGCTTTTTTCTCATAGCTGAATATGAAATTGTCCATTTTGTATAATCCAAATGTGTAATTACCATATCAGACCAATTAAATAGATTATCTATTACAACTGGACTTGGTGGGAAAACATCAATACCATCAAATACATAATTATTAGTTATTTTATAATGATTAGCTTGATGTAATAACACCCTAATAGTATGGCCTTTGCTCATCAAAAATTTGTTGATCCGGTGTAGCATATATTCTGCTCCACAATTGTGTTTAGGCGGATATAAATGGATAGAACAAAGTATATTCATATAAATTCATAGTTTACATAATATCCATAAACATCATTGGCAAAAAGCAATTTCATATATGGATATTTTTCAATAAAATTATCTTTTGTTAAGTCTGATTGTAAATGGGTTTCATATTTATTGCCATCTACCTCACCTTGTTCCATTTGATAAGGAACTGCAACTAAACATTTCTTATTAGCATTATGTATATATCCGATTAAGTTTTGTGCAACTTTTAGCTCTAAATGTTCAACAACATCTCCTAAAATAATAAAATCATATTCGCTAATATCAAAATCAACTACATCCCCACAAAAAATACTTGTATAAATAGAATGTAAGTCAAATTTATCAATATATGGATGATATATCTCAAGTGCATCAATGCTGTCAAAATATCCTTTTAACATCACTCCATATTTGCCTGATCCTGCACCAACATCCAAAACTTTTGCATAATGCGGAATATTTCGCATTATGTGCATCTTTACATCATCTTTGAAATAGTCAAAAGAATATGGCATAAAATAAAAATAAGGGGGATTTTCACCCCCTTTCGGTTATATCTAACACAAATTAGATTGCACCGTAAATAGCCGCAGAAGGCTGGAATTGCAACAATTCACATCTTGCCTCACAACGGAAAGTGATCAAGTTCTTAATGAAATCATCTTGGTCAAATTCAGTTGAACGAACAGACAAACCTGACTGCTGTGCAATAGAATATTTAGTTGTATCAATTACATAAGCCTTAGAAGCTGTAACAAGAGAATGTGGAACAACTGGGATACCCATGATTCTAACATTACCATTGTTATCAATTGTAAGACCACCAGGAACACTATAAGAACCACCTGAAGGCAAAGTCTTGAGAACTGATGCCCAACCTGCGTGGGTAGTCAAGATAAGATTTGCGTTCCAGTTAGCAGAACCCAATTGTGCAACATAATCAACAAATTTCTCTGCTGTGTTGGCACCTGAGCTTACTCCGCTTGTTGCAGAAGATGCAATTGCGTTAAGATAGTAAGTATCTTCAGCTCTTTGGAAATCTTCGATCAAAGAAGATTGCAAATAAGATTGCAAGAAAGGAAGATCATCGATCATCTGACGGCTAACTTTAGCATAACCAGCGATGAAAGACAAAACAGTATTTACAACTGTTACATCATAATCAAGCTGTGCTTTAGGGTTAGCTTCAGTTTGCTTACCAAAAGAACCTTCGCCAACAGGGCTGTTTCCGCGTGGGAAAGATACAGAACCAGTTGATACAGGAAGGATGTTAAATACTGAACGCAAATGTGGATTCACATAAGCTCTCATATATGCGTTATCAGCATAAGATACATAAACACTACCAGTAAGGTTAGTACCTTCTGTCATAACTTGAACAGCTTTAAGATCAAGATCAGCAGAAAAACCTTTACCACCGCTTTTTACTGCGTGTTTAATGTCATTCCAACCTTTCTCAACAGATGCACCAATTGCATTTTTGATGTCTGAGATATGCTCTGCATAAGAACTTGCAACTTTTTTCTCAGCACCAGCAGTCAAACGACCATAAGATGCTTTAGCTTCAAGAACTTCTGCTCTTGCTTCTTCAAGACTTTTATTAGTCTTTAGGATGCTTTCGTTGATTTGCTCAACTTTGCTTTCAAATTGTTTTGCAGCTTTTTCTGTTACGGCAGCTACTTCCGCTTTTTGTTCTGCCAACTTAGCTTCAAGGGCAGTTTCAAATTGTTTCAAATTTTCCATTTTGTTTAGAATTTATTTATTATACTGATTAATGATTGCTCAAACTCTGCATTATCATCCTTTTGCTGCAAAGGTGCTTCCGCTGCCAATGTGCTACTTGTCTGCATCTGTTCAACAGTTTGTGCAAGTTGTTTGACTTTAATTAGGCATAGATCAATTGTTTCATCAGAAACATCAGAATCTCTGATAAATTTCTCAAATGCTTTGATCTGATCTTGTATTTTCTCTATATTTTGCATTCCTTTCATACCGATAAGTGGTGTGTTCTCATTTGCACCCCAAGCAGTAAGTGATGAACCTTCAAAAAGCATTACATCAAAAATCTCGTTTGCCTCACTTCCTTTTTGCTCACGAAGTGTCTTAAATCCAATTGAATGTTCTCCAATAAGACCACTTTCTACCATTTTGATAAAATCTTTACCAAGTTGGTGTGATCCTATCTTAGATTCATAATAAAGACCATATCCATCTTCTTTAAGTGTTGTAAGTTTACCTAATGGTTGTGATGGATTGTGATTAAGCAAATGCTTAATTCTTTGCTTACCTTCTACTCCCCAATCTTGGATTGATCTTTTAAAGGCACCTGGCATAATAATATCACCATCTGAATCCATCATGCCAAATGCAGAAAAATAACCTGCAACGATACCATTTTTAGTATCAACATCTTTGACTTCTAAGTCAAATGATTTATAATTGTAAATCATATTTTTGTTTTTATTTTTATCTATTTGTTCTAATTTTCTTATTGCCCATTCTATACCAGCATCTCCACCCCAAGCATCCCACATAAGACCACCACAACCTTCAGAATAAGGTACATCTTTATGTTGTTGATGTCTTTTAAATGATGCCATTTTCGCTATCACATCTCTGGAAATGCGTTCTTTTCTTGACAATTGCCCAGCACGAATCCAACCTATATTAGTTCCACAAGAACTTCCATTCTCTTCTTTATACTTTATTGCTCTTTTTGCGTTATTACTTGCTTCTTCAGGATAATCATTATAAGTCATGGCTTTTGTTTCATCAGCCTCTTGTGCTAAATAAGCTAGATAAGCTCTTTCAGCAGATTCCTCTGAATTATACATACATTCACCATCACCTATCCTATACTTACCATTTTCGCATCTTGTTACTGGCATATTAATCAAATGTTACGGCATCAAGCCTTTTTTTAAATATTAAATTCCCATTATTATCCCTTTTAGGTATAAAACCAACAGTACATCTGCAATTTATAGTGAATCCTGCTGGTGCAGATAAATCACCTGGTTGCATTGCCACTACTGGCTCACCCTTTTTACCGGTTGATGTAAATGGATCATTAAAATCTACAACTACACCATCAAGTTCAACATGATCAAATTCATCCTCAGGTATTCTTCTCGTTCTGCTATCTCTTGCACTTATCCATTGCTTATCAACTTCAAACCCATGTGATTTAGCACCATTCATTGCTGCAATATTACTTGCTCTCATAACCTCAGTTCTTACAATTCTTCTTGCACGAAAAGCTACATAGCCTATCGTTTCATCGGCAAGAATCAATTTCGCAATTTCTTCTACACCAAGACCTTCATTAATCCCTTGTTGCACTATGCTTATAAGTTTGTCTTTTGTTGTTTTAGTAATTAAACTAACAAGTTCAAAACCTTTTGTAGCAAGAAACTCTAAAATCTCTCTTGTCCACTCACGATTAAAACCAAAAGTATCAGCTTTTTGATTTGCTTGTATTTTTAATGCACGATATGTAGCATTACCAAACACAACCGCTGATTCCTTATACATTTGTTCAAAGACCTTATATAAATCTTTATTCCATGCCTCTAATCCTAACCTACTTATTGCACCTTGTGTGCCATATTTTTTTATATCTCTTGCAAATTTATTAAATTGATTTTTTATCGATTTAATAACTGCATTATCATACTTATTCTCAATTACAATCCTTAACCTCTGAACCTTCCTCCAATATTCGCTTCTTTGTTTCCCGTTCATCAGTTAATTTTTTTTTATAGCTATTCCTTGCCGCTATTCTCATAGCTTGTTCAGTCTTGCAAGTCCTCTCTGTCGGAATCTTCGGAAATCTCTCCATCACCATTTGCCATATCTCTTGATCCGTTGTCGTAGCTACTATCATCATCATTATTTTGGTCATCAGATGGGATTGTCAAGTCCATCATTACTTGATTAAGTGGTATTATGCCATTACTAACATAAGACATATCATAAATACCACCTTTTTCTTCGTAATTCATCGCAACTCGTTTCTCATCAAATGTTAGCCAGTTAGCATCACGCAATATTCTACTCATGCGTTCCATGTCTTGTTGCAACTCAGGAAGTGCTGTTATATCAAAGTCAATATATACATCTTCACCAAATGCAGGTACAAGCCATTTATTAAGTTCATCTCTTAATGAACAACACATTGGAACAATAGTGTTAGTCATCAAATCACGCAGTGCATTTTGATAGTTATTATAACTTGTGCTTGATGTATCAAACAAAACTGATGGCATACCGAAAACTCTACACCATTGTTGCAAACTCATGGTCATTGTCTTAACCAAGTCCATATCAACTGAACTAAGTCCAAAATTCAAATAATCCCAAGGTGTTTGCAATACTCCTATCTTACCTTTATTATCAACACCATTAATATCTTCATTAACGGCTCTTTTTATTATTCCTGCCTGTTCAATTGTGAATGTCGCAACATTTGTGCCAATAGGCTTAGGTGTAATAGCACCTTTTGCACCACCATTGGCTGCCATCATCGCTGAAGCATCTGCTGCATTATTACTCATCCGCAAAGTCTTATATGCAGACTTTAATGGACTTAATCCACGCAGATGCGATCTTGTTACATCATTAAACTCAGGATTCCATGTTTTCCATTGGCATACTTGTTCTTTTGGAATGTCAATGCCCATGCCAACCATAAGTTTATAACCAAGAATATTATACAAGTCTTTCGGATCAGGATAAATATCCAAGAATTGTGTTGGCAACACATTTAGTTCAACAAACTTACTTCCTTTGACATTGCCATTGTTACCATAAATATTTCCCTCACCACTCAAATACCTATAACCAAATAAATTTTCCAAAAACTGATCCTGAGATTGCGATCTATTTGGTTGTTCCAAAAGTTTCGCAAGTGGACTATCCATAACCACATTCTCACTATACGCATTTTTTCTTTGTATCAATGCTTGTTCAAATGCACCTTTAAATTGAATACCCTTAGAAAGATTTTTATACTTTATTAAAGCTGTTCTTCCTTTCTCAGTATTGTTCAACTTATATACATACCAAGGTATTGATGCAGACTTCCTCGCCAAAAACGATACAATAGCATAAACATCGGCATTACCAAGGTAACCTTCGTTTACATAAGTTTCTGTATTGTAGTTTTGGAGAATTGCACCATTGATGCCTTTTACTGGTGTCGTGTATGTAATGGTTGGATCTAATCCTTTTTTTCTGAATATATCAAATAATCCCATTTTGTTTATATTGCCCCCCAGGTTACTGAAGGAATTGTTAGCTTACTAAATATAGCATATCTCATCGCATCAATTGCGTGATCTGAAAATTTTACAGGCATATCTAATTTATTTCCATTCCTATCCGTTTTCCACCGATAACTCTTTAGTTCCTTTAACAAATTTAAGGAATCTTGGTGAATTGTCAAAGGTGTGCCTTTTACAGTCCTAATTCCCTCCGTTACATCCTTATTAGCAGGTTTTGCATTAAACCCATTTCTAACAAGTTCCTCAATCGTTTTCGGCTCTGCCGCATCACAATATATCTCATCGTAACTACCAAGTCCCATCTGCTTCAATTTATCTACCAAGTCGTTTGTCGTTAGCCTAGTTTCGTAAAGCAATTCCTGTACATAAGCCACACCATCGTTAAATATTACCTTTACAAGTGATGATGGGTTGTTAAACCCAAAGTCCAATCCATACACCACCTCACCTTCCTCAGGCATATTCTCAGTTGTCCTGTGATGCGTAAAAATCAAGTCCTGCGACAACCCCCTTTCACCCAAGCCATATATTTGCCAGTAGTTTGGATCAGCATCTTTCAACCTACTTAACTCATCAACCAACTCTTTTGGCAAAAATGGATTATCTAAAAATGTCGTAATATGAAAATCGGCATCATCCCTCGGAATCACATTGTCATAAATCCACGAACTCACATCTGATGGATTATAGTCTATCACAATCTTACCCTCAGTACGCATAATCAACTGCATCCATGCCTCATAACTTAATTCATTAGCCTCATTACAGAAAAGATAGTTTCTTGCCCTACCCCTTATCTTCTGCGGCTGATCAGCACTCACAAACTCAATAATATTGCCATTTAATGAGTAAATCTGATCAGTTTTGTTGTGATTATCCTCGGAATATATACCAAGTCTTGACAAAATATCAATAAAATCACGCAAAACTGTACCTTTTATGGATGGAAGTGATTGCCTTACCACAGTTAAGGTCTTACCATTCTCTTGAAGTAACTTGACAATGAACCAAATTAAAATATTATAAGTTTTACCGCTTCTTGAACCACCTTGCATCACCGTTATACGCTTCTTACTATCCTCAAGCAGTTCGTAAACTTTATTCGTTTGCAGTTTAGCATTCATAAAAAAAATTAAAAATCAGAATCGGTTTTTCAGTTTGAAAAGTAGGTATAAAAATGGGTATTCTTTATTTCGTTTGTTTTATAACACTTGTTTTAGTTGCTGTCATTCCTCTTGTTCTATATTTGCCCCCCGGTTTTGGTTTCCTTAAAGTACCTCCCCCTTTCTTTTTGCCATCTTTCACAGCCACTTCAGTCGGTAAAAAATTGGTATATAATCTACATTATGTTAAATAGGATTATAACCGCATGATTATCAACCCCTCCCCCACCCCATCGGTTAGGCGACTTTCTCCATAATCTGTGGCTTGATAACTTCAACTGATACCTGGTTAAGCTGACCTTCAATTTTGTTTTCAATCTTCTGTGTTGGCAGACCAATGAAGTAAGAACAGAATATCTGAATGGCTTTCATATCGCCTTCAGCTATCTTCTGTTGTAATACCTTGAATGCAGTATCAGCCATAGGTTGTAGCTTGGCAATAATCTCATGCTCCTCCATTCTGCGTTTGCGACCAGCACCAACCCTTGCACCACCTCGCTTATCTTTCTTGCGTTCTACAATAAGTGAATTAAGTTTATCGTCTGTCATGTTTTGAATTATTCTGGTTATTCAGATGCGGAATTTTTCTCATTATCAACCAAAAAGGGATAATTATGTATCAATTCCATATTATGTGTAAAGCCTCTTGTGTCCGGCTGATCTCGTTCATAAATACGAAATTTAAGCCAATCATCATTGTTAGCAGCCTTCATATATTCATTGAAATCAACCTTATGTATATGCAAATAGATCGACTGATCTCTTTTACCTTTTTTAATGTAAAATCCTTTCTTTGCCATTAATACATAAAATTAACCAAATATTTGAATTTTATATAAAAGTTATTCATATTTCTTAATATCTTACTAATATATATCAATTTTATTATATATTTTATATATTTATAAATATATATCTATAATAATATATTTATACTATATATTTGTATTTTATAATTATAAACTATAATTACATGAAAAGCAAAGAATTTATCAGACTTATTATTGCAATTGTTATTGCATCTATTATCATTGGATTACTTCAATCAAACGATCCCGCATTTTATTAGAATAGATTGAATGTAACATCGTATTTCTTCATTAGATGCGATTTTAGACCTTCTAAGTCTGTATGTACAGGAACATACATCTGAATCATTTTACGGCCGTTGAAATGCCCTAATTTCATTAATTCAGTATTTACCTTTGCGATAAGGTCAGATATTATAGGATCATTTATACTTATCATTGATTCAACTGAACTTATGGTATGCATTACAGTTGTATGGTGTTGGTTAAATAGTTCACCTATGCCAACAAAAGTATATCCATAATAAGTCCTCAAAAAGTATTGTATTATTTGTCTTGGATATAAATACTTTCTATTTCTGTTTCTTTTTACCAATTGGGTAATTTCAATTCCAGTTACATTTTTTACAGCTTCTCCTAAATGCACAAAATTCTGATCAATCATAAAATAAATAGTTATTAAGTTTTAGATATATAATATAATTACAAATTAAACAATATAAAATTCATTGGGTACGCGATAACGCGATTTTATGCCATTTCTATATTCTCCCATATATATATTTTTTTTGATTTTTTTGTAAATCCCCCTTAAAATTTGAGAAAAATCGTGTAATCGCGTCACCGAACTGATTATCAGCACTTTAATCGCGTACCAATCGCGTACCGATCGCGTTCCAAACCCCAAAATCGCGTTACCAAAAACCTTAAAATTCGACCTCATTTTCCTCTATTAAGTTAAATTTATAAACTTTCTTACCACCTGATGCCTTATCTCGCTTATTTAGGTACGCGATTTTTAAAAGGGTACACGATTCTTCAATAGCCTTGGTGAATCTTTTTACCGAATAATCTTTCTTCTCAAAACCTGCCATATTTAAGAAATCGTTATAAAGTTGTTCTAACTTAATCCAATTTCCATCCTTCTCTAAAACCGATTCAATGTAGTCCAAAAACTCATCACCAAACTGCACCTTTATCTGCTTTTTTACCAGTTTATCAGAATTGGTCATATTCTGCACCCCATACTGCAAATAACCCTGTACGCAGTTAAACATCAAATTATAAAACCTATTCCATTCCTGGACATCCCAATCATCAAATAGCTTATGGCCAAAAAAGTCCTCCGGTGTGTAAGTGTTGCTAAATGTCGGTGCAAATTCCATTACTCTTTGCCTTCTCTTAGCATGGTTGCCTGAATTAGGGATGGTGTAATTTGTGGTAAATACAACCTTTGGTGAATCCTTATATGGTATAAATAACTCATCCTTGTTCTTTTTTTCTACTGTTACACCTTCTGTGATGATAGAGTAAAAACCCTCAAAATCGACATTTTTTCTCGTATCCTCAATAGCTAAAATCTTTGTGTCAAGATCAACCCTCTGAAATGCAAAGTTCTTATCAACTTTAAAGTTTTTGCCATCCACACGAACTGTGTTCAATATGTAACTAAGTGCCTTTACAAAAATACCTTTACCAGTTCCACCACCTTTAGCTTCATTATCCGTTTCCTCTGCTAAAATCACCGCAAATGGCCTTGCTGGATCTTTGTACTTATGTAATAAATATCCAATCAAACTAAGTGCATACATAATCCTTTCTTGATCACCACCACTAATCTTTTCAATAAACTTATAATATTCTATCTGATCAGGTTCTGTGCCTGTCTGATCTATGTGAATTTCATGGTTTATTACTTGCGACTTCCAAATGTATTTTTTAAGTTCGCCATAAGTCTTTAATACGATCTCATCGGCAGTAATTACGACAACACCATTTTTAAATGGGAAATAGCTGACATCTTTTGTGTCCTTTAAAAACTCCACATTTGCCCTATCAAAAAACTCAAAGAAAGCATCACTAAAAAATATAGATGCACCTTTATAAAGTAGTTCAAGCAAATCTTGTGGGGAAACCTCACCATCAAAGGTATCAGGTAGCCTATCAATATAATCTTTAATAAATCTCTTTATTTGCTCTGTTGATGCCTCCTCAATAAATCCATCCTTAACTCTTGTTAGCCTATAAATAGTTGAATTGGGATCGTAAAAATATAATTTAAACCCACCTTGCTTGGTTAAAAATATTTGCAGCTTGTATCTGTTAATTGAAGGTTGGCCTGTCTTATCATTAATATCCCAAAACTCAAGTATTTGTTCACCCCACCGATCTGTTAAGTCTTTAATAATTGTGTCGGCTTCAGCGATGTCTTTGTCGTATTTTTTAATAAGCAGCGACTTCAGTTCATCATTAGTTGCACCATTCTGCTTTTTGTTAAAAAGTGTTTTTTCCAATTTCCCTCCGTAGGAACTTTTTTTTTCACCATAACCAAGTTCAACCAATTTCTTTGCCCCTGCTTTAAAATCACCATTACACTCTAATATGCAAAAGACCGCTGATGGCTTATAACCTTTCTCTACTTGAAAAGGTGTATTGACTGAAAATACTGAGAATAAACCCATTGATTTATTAAAGGAACCTGAATGCTTGGCTTCTGATCCTGGCCTTAAAAAGTATGTCCTTTCGCTATTGTCACCAACTACTTTCCAACCATGGTTGCCTAAAAGTGCAACTAAATCACCTCTTTTGTTATAATCTTCAAAAGGTGATAGGCCATACTCTTTTATAGATGGTCTATTATGTGCTTCTATAATTACTTCCTCAATCACTTCATTAAATGAACGACAAATTGATAATAGTTCATCTCGTTCATCCAATGTCAAAACATTTATTCCTTCTTGTACTATTTTATAACCTTCAGTAGGTGGTGCCACAACATAACCACCTTCGCCCCTTGTTTCGATGATGCAATATGTCTTTTGTTGTGGTGTCTTTTCTAATTCTTCGGCAGTTGCGTATCGCTGTGCTAACTTCTTATTTCCTTCAATTACTTCGCATCTATAATAAAGATGATAGCCATCATTTTTTGTCTTTACGATATGCAGTTTATCATATAAAGTATCAGGGATTTTATCATTTAATGCAGTTGCTAAGTCATAAGTCTGATATTTGGTGTCAATATCAATTACCTCTAAATTGCCGCTTACTGCCCCAGTAATCACCGCAACTCCTTTTGCCTTATGATCTTCTAACTGCTTAGTAATTTCATCAAGTGTGATAGGCTTTGTCTGATAAATCTTCCAAGGAAATATGGCTTGTTTTTGTTCATTTACGGCAATGATGTTAAGTCCAAGTTCAATATATTTTTCAATCATGTGGGTTAAGTTTTTCTCCTGTTGTTGGGTTTCCATAAATCCTTATATCATTTTGATCAATAGTTCTTACTTCTCCTGTATGATAAAATCTGACAATAAATTGCGGATTTGAGTGTATTGATCCTGCAATCATAAACAATGCTACTCCATATCCAAGTGGTGTTTCAACATCAAATGGATTCATTATTTCATGTATTGTCTGATAAATCATCTATACATATTTATAGCAAAAAACATCCACATCTTCAACTGCTGTTACAACGGCTGAATAGCACCCAGCTTTCTGCAAGTTGTCAATCACATACTTTTGTAGTTCTGATGGTTCTTCTCCAGGCTTTTTTACTTCCAAAAATATCACATCACCTTTACGAATTGCCATCAAATCAGGTATTCCGTTCATTGATGTTTGGATCAGCTTTGTAACAAGCCATCCGTTTTCTCTAAGCCTTTTGGCGATTTTACTTTGAATTGTTGATTCTTTCATATTCTTGTATTGCTTTAAATATTTGATAAACTACTTGTGGCACTATTGCATTTCCTCCTGCTTTGATAGATTCGTTTCGCCATTTAGGAAAGGTAATATTGTCCAATCTGTTGGAAAGCCCATCATCTCCATTACAAATTGGGGAGACAGATGGGAACGAGTCCCAAGCATTTCGTTGATATGACTGCCTAAATCGTCGCCTTTCCAATTCTCCGTTTTCCAATGCATTCTCTCGTCTGATGTTCGTGGTGTAGGTAAAAGTTCGCCCCTTAATACCATTCTCGTTAAGCTGTTTTGATTGTCTGCTTTCCCTGCTTTCTCCGATTCCGTTGCACATGGTGTTGGAAGTAAACCCCTGAGTGCCATCTGATCTAATGGCATCGTAAATGGTTTGTGTCCCTTCTCTACTAATCTTTCCATCCTCTGGTCGTAAGCCTCGAAATTCGTTTCTTCTCTTGCTTGAGCTAGTGGCGTGGGCAACAAACCAGATTCTGTCCCTTCGGTGTGGTGCGTTGACGGCACAAGCTGGAAGTAGAAACGGTGTAACTTCGTAGCCTTCAACTTCCAGGTCAGCTTGCACTTCATCGAAAACCACCCCTCCATTCCAATTAGTAAGTCCGCGTACATTTTCGCCCACAACCCAACGCGGGGAAATTTCTCGAATTGCTCTAAGCATTTCCGGCCAGAGATGTCTGTCATCTTCTTTGCCAAGTCGTTTTCCTGCACTTGAGTATGGTTGGCATGGGAATCCTCCGGTGAGAACATCAATTTTGTTTGCATATTTTGTAAAGTCTGATTTTTTAATATCTGTAAATAATTCTGCTTGTGGCCAGTAATAATGTAGGACTTTTTGACCAAATTCATTCCATTCGCAATGAAACTTATTTTCCCATCCCATCCATTCTGCTGCCAAGTCAAAACCACCAATTCCACTAAATAGGCTTCCATGTGTCATATTACTGTTATTTCGTAGTCATCAAAATTTACTATTACTTCATTTAATCTCATTGAATCACCTGCAAGTTCAAGGTAGTTATTGACAACATATTTTTTATTGTCAATTCGTATTTTACCGATAATATGGTCATCTGTTTCTTCACATGAATAAAACTCACCTATGTCTTGTTGTAATAAATGTTGTATTTCTCGGCTTGTCAGGTCTTGCTTCTCTATGTTATAGCTAATTACAAGTTCATAATTGCTTACATAAGTTAATATTGACTTAATTCCCCATTCCCTTGTTTCCACCTCACAATTCCACACAATTACTCCAAAATCTTTATAGTAGTCAATAGGAACAAGTTTGCTGATGCCAAGTTTTTTATTTAAACCTTCAAGTGATAGATGAAAGTCTTTTGATCTAAATTCCATCTTGATTGTTTTTTTCGTTATTAATTTCGTGTAAAAATTTAGCTTCCTTAATTGGATTTTTATCCCACTCATTTAATATTGCATTCATTAATATAAACCTCTTTTCATCGTACCAAATGTTGTGATAAATCTTTGCAATGAACATCATTCGTTCTTGTGGCGGCATTTCAGTAAAAGTCATAAAAAGTCAGTTTTGAAGTGATTTAATGTGTAGTCTTTCTTTTGTTGTACGGCTTTATAGATTTTGTCCTCTATACCATTAAGAGAAAAAATCCAGTGTATTTTGCTTTCTTTTGTCCTGTCCTTTGTTTGAATCCTGGCTCTGCTCTGCCAATAAGATACAGCAGAGAAATCAATATTGTAAAACACAAGATCGTCAGCACCGCTAAGATTAACACCTTCACGACCACTAACGATTTGAGAACAAAAAACAATGTTCGTGTCAGTCGTTTCATTAAATTTCTTAGCATCGAACTCAATGTTTTTACCAAAGACAAATTGAATAGCATAAAACTCAGCAACGAATTTATAAAAAATAGCTATCTTTTTGCCTTTGAATTTCTCTTTAATATAATTGGCTTTTTGGTAGTCAAACACCTTTGCAGTCCGTTGTGGCTCATCTATTATAACCGAACCACTATAAATTTGGTGTAATTTGTTCATTAATTTTACGGCAGTATCACCTTTAACAACTTGACCTTCACCATTTATGGCGATTTTGTCCTTTTTTAGTTTGTCGGCAAACTTGTAGGTGCTTTGATCCATCGTTACATAATGTATCTGCTCATCAATAAGTGATTCAAACCCAGCCTCTTTTTGTGTAAATGATATGATAAGATGGTCAGTTTTCTCTTTTATCATTTCGTAATCTGCAAAAGAGTAGTCGTTGATGGCACGATTGAATACATATTTCTTTTTAAGATTAACATAATCCTTTGCCCAAGAGTAAAAGTTCTTATACTGCCCAAAAGGTGAATATGAACTTACCCAAAATTGATGATAAAGCTGCGAATAAGATTCAGGGGATGGTGTTCCTGACAAGTATATTATTTTTTTACTTTGGCATATCCTTTTCAGTTCCCTTGCTCTTTTTGATGGCTGCGGAAACGCACCAAGTGAGTGTGCCTCGTCAATTATAATGTAGTCAAATGAACAATCCACATTTTGCAGTTGCTCAAAGTTGGTGATGTAAATCTCCATGTCATATCCCATCTCTCTCGCTTGGTCAATAATGTCTGTGATGGCTTTTTTCTTAGTGATAAATAGAACCTTTTTTGCACCACTTTCGTAAGCTATTGCAAGTGCTGTCAAAGTCTTACCAGTTCTGACTTCCATAGCTAAATAGACTAAATTATAAACTCGAAGAATTTGTAGTGCTTGATCCTTTATCTGTATTTGGTAATCCCTTAATTTCATGTGTTTTAAGTTTTTCAATGTAAAGAATAGAATCCATTAGTTCTTCTTGAAGATGAACTAACCAGTCGTAAAATGATAAATCGTTTCTGTCAAGTGTGGTGCCATATTTCTTTATGCCAAGTTCACTTCTTTCTCGCATTCGATATATCACACTTTCTAATATACTATCCATTTTTCTGATATTTTAACTGATAAGATATTTGCTTAGGTTTTACATCTTCATTAAGACTTAACCATAGTTTATGCGTAGCTTCAAATAGCTTTAAGTCCTTTTTAACCTCAGCCATTGTCTTGGTTGTAAGCTGCCATCCTATGCCTTGTATTGCACCATTTTTTCCTGTTGTCCTGGTTTTTGCATTTAGCCATAAAATACCAACTGAATCTACTTTTATGTCAATTGTCTTTAGTAGTTCATTGTAAGCAGCCAATTGCAGCCAATAGGATGGATAGATTGAATTAGATGTTTTGATGTCAAGTAGCATTGATTTGCCATTAAAATTTATAACACGATCAAGTGTACCAGCATATCCAAGCTTCTCAGAAACCATATTAAGTTCCATTGATTCAATGGTAGGTTTATGCGTTTGAATAAAATCAACATATCTCTCAAACATTGACCATTCAAGCATCTTATACTTAGGGAAACCTTGCTCACTAATAAATGAACATTCGATCCCACTATCATATTGCTCTGTCAGTTCGTGAACAATTGATCCTCTGCGACCAGCCTCATCACGAATAGTGTCGGCATCCGATCCAACATCTTTTAGCCATTTAAAATAGGATGCATCTTTTGGGTATGCCTCTAAGATTGTCGTCACGGATGGCACAAATCCGTTCTCTGTGTTGTAAAACCTGGCATCAAGAAA